ATGATTAACAATGTTTCTTCACTTTTTCCAACCGTCAACCGCAATATTACAGCTGTATATAAAAAAAGCAGCTTCTCTGTATCACCACAGAAAATCACATTAAATCCTGTAAAAATCAGCTCACCTTTTTCACCAAGCAGTAGCTCCATCAGCGCAACAACTCTCTTTCGAGCCCCAAACGCCCATTCGGCATCATTTCATCGACAGTCTACTGCTGAAAGTTCGTTACATCAACAACTTCCTAATGTGAGGCAGCGCCTGATACAACATCTTGCAGAGCATGGCATTAAACCTGCCCGGAGTATGGCTGAACATATTCCTCCGGCACCTAACTGGCCTGCGCCACCACCGCCAGTACAAAATGAACAATCAAGACCTCTGCCTGATGTGGCTCAGCGTCTGGTGCAGCATCTTGCAGAGCATGGCATTCAACCAGCCCGGAATATGGCTGAACATATTCCTCCGGCACCTAACTGGCCTGCGCCACCACTGCCAGTACAAAATGAACAATCAAGACCTCTGCCTGATGTGGCTCAGCGTCTGGTGCAGCATCTTGCAGAGCATGGCATTAATACATCTAAGCGCTCGTGATTATAATATAATTACCTATATTAGCTCTGACCTGACAGTTACCGTTATTTATACAGGTATCTGTCAGATTACATCTAACCAACAAAAAACCGGAGCCGGACTCCGGTTTTTGTGAATCCGTCGGGTTACTTCATCCCGCCAATATTTTCCCACGTCCCGTCAGCACGCAGGATTTGCAGCGGTCTTACCACACACTGTATCTGCTTTTTATCCGCATCCAGTATCACCACCTGCGTGATTACCCTGTCCTGCTCCGGGATAATGCCATTCTCATCTGACTCCAGAATGTCTGCCGGTCCCAGTCGCAGCTGTGCTGTAAGTAACTCCCCGTGTTCACGGTCATCATGCTTTCCGCGACCACACAGACGCTGCATAAGTTTTTTTAGTATGTTCATGTCATTCTCCTGTTCTGCCTGTATCACTGCCCACTTCATCCAGCCCCTTAACATCCTGCCACGGCCCGTCACCAAACCTGACCTGCAAATGCCGAAACAGCCCCTGAACCTGTGTGGCATCTTTGGGGTCAAGAAAGGTCAGTCCGGTGATGAGCGCACCATCTGTATCCGGGAACCAGCCATGGCTGTTTGTCTCAATAATGCTCGCCGGCCCCAGACGAAAACGGATTTGTGTCTCCCCCGGGTCGCCCTTCGGTCCCTGAGGTCCGGTTGCCCCCACCGGGCCAGCCGCACCTGTTTCTCCTTTCGGTCCCTGTGGGCCTGCCGGGCCTGCCGCACCGGTATCTCCCTTTGGACCCTGTGGACCTGCATTTCCCGTCAGACCGGTCTCTCCCCGCTCTCCCCTGTCACCTTTCGGCCCCTGCGGGCCTGCCGGACCAGCATCACCTGCCGGTCCCCGTTCGCCGGTTGCCCCCGACAGGGCCGGTGTCACCGCGCTCTCCCTTATCACCCTTCGGCCCCTGAGGACCCGCGGGCCCCTGTTCCCCCTTTGGCCCGGGAGGTCCCACCACGGTGGGGATTCGGTTTACGGCCTCTTCCGCCGCTATCCTGCTTTGTTCCGCTGACTGTGCGCTTTCTGCTGACTCCCGGGCTTTTTCTGTTGCGGTCGTTGCATCCCTGGCTGCATTACCGGCTGCACTTTCTGCCGTCTTTCTTGACAATTCAGCTTCTGCTGCACTTTGTGATGACTCACTGGCTTTTTGAGCGGCCGCAGAAGCCGAGGACGAGGACGCATCCTCTGACTGCTTTGCTGAGGCTGCACTTTCTGCCGCCTGCCGGGCTGACTCCGATGCCTCCCCTGCTGAAGTGTCAGCATTTGCAGCGCTCTCTTCTGCCTGACTGGCTGATATGCCGGCATTCCTCGCTGACGTCTCCGCCTCTCCGGCATTCTTCTTCGCCTCCTCAGCGTGACGCGCCACCTCTTCCACCATCAGTTCAAAACGGCGCAGTGCCTCCGGCCGGACGTCATCCTCCGACATGGCACCGAGAAAATCATTCAGCGTACCGGGTTGAGAATCTTCATACACGGTGATGGTCCCGGCATGTGACGGCGGGAATCCCTCCACCAACAGAATAACGCTGTACTGACCGTACTCAACGTCCATACTGTAACGCCCGGCTTCATCCGGATTTTCTGAGGCCAGCGTGTTCACCACCACCGTGGTGCTGTTACGTTTTGCTTTCAGCTGGATTGTGCAGTTCTGTACCGGTTTTCCTGTGCCGTCTTTCAGTACACCTGAAATCTTTACAGCCATATTCACCCCACAAAAAAGCCCGCCTGAACCGGCGGGCTGTCATAACACTGTGTTACCTGGCTAATCAGAATTTATAACCGACACCCACGATGAAACCGTCAGTGCGCCAGTCGCCACTGCCGGAGCCTTCATAAGCAATATCAATGGCCACGGATTCGGTCGGGTTAAACTGCACGCCAGCCCCCCACGCCAGAGACGTGTTGCTGTGGCGACCGTCATCACTTCCGGTCAGCACATCGTGCGTTTTCCCCTTGTTGTCAGTTACGCGGAGATAATCCCCGGAGAAAGTCGACACACGGCTGTAAGCCACTCCCGCCATCGCATACGCGCTGAACCATTCATTCACGCGCACAGACGGCCCCGCCATTACGCTGAACCAGCGGTTACGCACGGAATCTTCATGCCAGCGGGTATCGCTGTAACGGGTAATCTGGCGATTCCTGTCTCCTGCATAGCTGAATGACGTCACCAGCCCCAGCGTGTCCGTGAATTCATAACGGTATTTCACGTTAATCCCGTTAAGATTATCGCTACCGGGAGCGTTCGTCCGGGCATGAAGATACCCCGCGCTCAGCGTGGCCTGCTGCTCAGACGCCCATGCAGGCGCACCGGATACGGTCAGACAAATGGCTGCGGACAAAATGGCGGCATAAAGTTTACGCATAATTACCTCTCGCTTTTCTGCAATAAAAAAGGCGTCATTTCTGACGCCCGTTCTGGGTTATAAAATTCAGCTGATACTGATACCTGCTGTGGATTTTTTCATCACCACAACCAGCAGATCGCTGATACTTGCTGTGGGATACCAGTTATTTACCAGCCATGCTGACACCGAAAACTCCAGCGTCATGTGACCGTGACCGGCAGGCATATCAATAACGCCACTGTAAATCAGCGTATTATCCAGCGCGGTACGGTTATAAATTTCAGCACCGTTTTTCCGCACTATCAGACGGCATGAGGAGTAAATATCAGTATGCTCTCTCTCATGTTTAGCGCCGCTGAATGCCACCGCCGGAATAACAATTTGCCGGTCAAACGGCTGATCGTCATAAACCCTGACGGTAATGGTCCCTGATGGCCACCGCTCCGGTGCACGGGAATCCCGGGGGAAAGCTTTGCCCACTGTTTTAACGAGATCGCCTTCAATCTGGTTCGCGGACAGTTTTCCCAGAACCCGACAGTTCTCGTTAATCGTGACGTTGTTGAGCGTCCCGGAATTCGCATTCACGTTACCGCTGATATCAGCATTTCTTGCGGTCAGCCTGCCCTCCGGCGTCAGGGAAAACGTCGGGGGATTGCCGGACGAGGTGATACTCACCGCAAACAGCCGCTTCAGGAACACATCGTTCATGAACAACTGATTCCCCTGCGCCAC